ACTCTTTTACCTGGACTGATCCAGGGATGATAAGAAACTTTTCCTGTGCCTACACATGTCAATAGTTTCCACTGTAATTCTGGATGTTTTGTTAAGCTATTAAAATTAACATTAACAATCTCATTTGTTAAATATAATCCTAATTCGTGTTCATTGTCTTTTACATTTGCACTTATAAAACGCATGGTTTTCCATGCACTAAATTCAGTTTTTTCAGCTTCTGATAATTCATTGTACCAATTAATATCTTTAGTATCAACGGCTCTAGTTAATTCTTTTATATGTATCATAGCCATAATTGATCTATCTGTATTACATCATTTATTTTAGTCAAATCCTTTGCAAAAAACACACACAAACTATCAGGACTTAACTCTAAAGGGATTGCTAACATATGTCCAGTTTTTAATTTAGGCAAATACCATTTCTTTTCATTATATACTGTTTTTAAATTAATTGGTAAAAATTCAGGTTTTACATGATCTGGATTAATTGAAAATGCACTAAAACCTCTGTCAGCTATTTGCATGATACTGATTATTTCACTTTGCCCTAAAAATTGATCAGCAATAATTACACTCCAATCCAGTGGAACTTCTAGATTATATTCTCCTATTTGCAACAAAGCGCATGGTGCATTAAAGCTTTCTAAAAAAACTAGTGGTGTGTAAATGTAATCTAATTCAGGTTGATTGGTAAAATCCAAAACCATAAAACGTATATCTTCTTCTATTTCATCAGAAATAAAATTAAGATCCATATTTTTATCTATTGTGTTTATAAGCATGATAACCTCATTTAACTCTTATATTAGCAAACATATTTACAAAAATCAACTAAATACTTTATAAGTTTGTGCCGCACAGGGGCGGACTTATGCTGTCCCCACAGCGTAGACCTAGAACGTCATTAAGGAGAAAAAAATGGGAAGACCAATTAACAAAAAATATTTCGGACCTCCTACAGCAGCAGGTAATGAAATCAAAGTAAGATTTTATGATGGTAGCACAGCAAAACCTGGTTGGATTATTAAACAATTAGGAACCAAAAAATTTAGAGTAACTGATGGTGTTACTATTAAAGATTGTAAACTAGTAACAGAAGATGCAGCTCAAATTAATGCTGAAGGCGAAATGTCTATTACAGTAAAAAATGATGCTGGTAATGCAGTTCAGGTAGCTAAAATTACTGCTCATTTAATTGTGGACGAAAATGGACAAACAATTCCTTGGGGATTTGCTGACTTTAATGCTGTTAGTGGACAAGTAGAAATGGAAGAAGCTGGAGATGATACAACAATGACTTCAGCTACAAATGATGAAGACGATTTTGAATCTGCAGATCCTGCACCTTAATACTTCATCTTTTTAATTGTAAACGGATAACGTGCCTCATTGTAAAACTTTTTCCTTTCAGTGAGGTGCCGTTTACTAAATTTAGCTGTACTAGCTATATCCCATATTTCCACATGTTCTTTATCCTCAGCTTTTCTAATGCCCCTACCAATGCTTTGAATAACTCTGACAAAGCTTTTTCCTGGCTCTACTAGTACAAGGTTAAATATCCTTGGAATGTTGATACCAACACTAGCAACGCCATAAGTAGCCACAATAACTTTGCCATCCGCCGTTTGAACATCAGCGTATGTTTCTTGTCGCATTTTAGATTTAGTAGATCCAGATACAAATACGCACTCATCTCCTAACCTTTCTAATAGCATGTCTCCAGCTTTAATCCTATCAACTAACACAAGTGTGTTTCCACTGTCTTTTATATTGCTAATCATTTTTGCTAGGTAATCCATTCTTTCAGAATTACTTGTTAAAAACTTTAATTCACTCTGATAATCATTGTAGACAACATTGTCTTCTAGCTGTATAACATTTACTTGGCATTCTGCTAAGACACCCTTGTCTTGCAGTTCAGCAGCACCCAGACGCCTGCTGACAGGCCCTATGCTGGCTTTGAGTGCTGCATATGCCCAGTCGTCCTTTGGCACTGTTCCTGTCAATCCAAAACGCAAAGGAATACTGGCAAATGGGCCTGTCAGCAATTGCTTTAACACATCAGCTTTTGCTTGATGAACTTCATCAATAATTATACACACAACATCTTCTGCAAAATCTGCCAAACTTAAATCACTCTCAGCATCTTTGAACTTTTTATTAATTACATTTAAACTTTGCCATGTGCAAATAGTGTGAGTTTTCCCTAGGTCTTTTTTATCTCCAAAATAAACACCAACATCTAAACCCAGATTTTCATAGTCTTTAAATGTTTGTATGACTAAGTCTTTGTTAGGTACTACAACAATTGTTCTACCATAGGGCTCTACTAAATTACTCAGTGTTGCTGTAATAATAGTTTTACCTGCACCAGTTGCAACTTCTTGTAAACACTGTGGTTGCTCTAAAAACTGATTAATGATATCTACCTGATAATCACGTAACACAATATCTGCACCTGCGTTTACATGACCTTCAGGCCAAGTTTTTCCATTATGATAGTTTACGTCAATTTTGGGAAATTTAAAACTGTGATCAGTTCTCCTGTCTTTTATGTCAATTGTGTAATTATTTTTTTCTAGAACATCTAGGATATTGTCCAACATGTTTATGTAAGTTCCTCCACCTGGAGTGAAATAACTCACACAACCATCCCAACGTCCTAGTTTGTATGCAGGAGTATGATAGGCATGAGGCATGAAATACTTTAATTTCTTTTCGCATTCACGCCTTGTAGCTAGATCTAAATTATGTATTTTACAGTTTACTTCATCACGTATTTCTATTGTGCATTCTGGCATTCTATTCCCGTACACCTAATAGGTGCATAAAAGCTGTGAAAAGATTTAAAAAGTTAATATAAAGTCCCACACTGCTCATAATAGCCATACCTTCGTCATCACCTTCTTGTAATGCTTGCTGCTTTATTTGTTGATGATCGTATGCATTAAGAGCTGAAAATACCAATATAACCAATATACTGAGAATAAAATGGAATGTCGAGCTATAAAAAAAGATGTTAATAATGCTTGCAATTACTAATCCAATTACAGCAAACATTGCAAATTGACCTATTGCACTCAAATCTTTTTTGGTTTTATAACCTACATAACCTGTAACAGCATATGTCAATCCAGTTACAAAAAAAGCTTCTACAATACTTTGACTAGTGTAATACATTAAGTAACTACTTAACATTATACCATTACAAGCAACAAGAGCAAAATACAAATTTTTAGCAAGTGTATTATTGCCGTTATTAACTGCATTAGCAATAACAAATATAAGCGCCAAAGGTGCAAATAATACAACCCATTTTAACCAACTACCCATAAAAAAAATGTAAATGTCTGGTATACTATATACTACATATGCTGTTACAGCACTAATAAACACACCTAGGCTCATGTAATTATATACTCTACGTATATAATCATGCACATCAGCATTACCAAAGTTTAAACTATTAACTGCTTGCATATTCTTTTTCCTTAATCAAATCTTCTAGATTTTCTACCATTACAGATTGGATCGTACTTCCTATAGGTACTTCTGTTTTAACTGCCAATCTAAATTGACCTGGTTTAGTTATCTTATTACAATTGTGACAGTGTTGGTATTCTTTTAATGTACTAGGTCCTCCATAGTGTGCTTGTTTTTCTGGGTCTAGTGTTTCATAATACTGATTAAAATTTTCAATATTATTTTTACAAACTTCAGGTGTTAATCCTATATGCACCCAACCACAATCTGCACAAGTAACTTGAATTGCTTCTACCATCATAAAAACTCCTAAATAGGGGAGCTGGGCTCCCCGTTAATATTTACCGCTTAATACAAGTACTTTCAGCAAGTGATTGCCATCTGTTAGGATTCATTTTGTACAAATCCGCAAGCTTGGTAACCATACGCAAACTTACTTCACGCAATCTACCTGAATTCTTCTGCATAAAGTTTACAATCTCATCTTCACCTTCTTGATCAATCTTGTAATCTTTAAGCATACCATCAGCAACAATCTGCTTTACACGTAGGATACGCTCACGCATGGTATCCATTGTCAAGTCCAAGTAATGGCAGCGGCTCATAATAGCTTCCAAGTGGTCCTTGATCTTGCCCTTGGTCTTGTCAAATTTTAGGTTAGTAATAAAAATGATGCTACCACGGAATTCAAACTTTTCTGGAATTCCTTCTCGGCGCAATGCTGAACTTTCTGCCTTCCAGCTAATCATACGCTTCTTGCCACTGTCTAGAGCTGCTTTCAGCAAATTTAAACTAATTTCATCAAACAAAATACTGTCACAGTCATCTAATACCAATACTGACCCTTCATCAGCGTAGCGGAACAACAACATGTACAGCCCAATAGCACTTGCCGCACCTTTTTCTACACCATATTTTTCTGGTCTACCAGCAAGTTTATCAAACATAGACGCTTTTTCTAGTACCTTCTCAACTCCAAAAGTCTTGCCTACTCCTGGAGGTCCTGTAACAACCATACCACGTACAACACCATCTACTGATGCTTGTGACATTTCATTCAAAATTTCAAAACGCTCTCGCAAACGCTCAATAACTTGCTCATCTGTTTCTTCCACTACTGGCTCCTCAATCTCAGTTGTCTGTAGGGCCATAATATTTTGGGTCATTGCAACATCTCCGGAAACAGTTTTATATCCTTTAGTGCCTTGTACTTTGACTCGGACAACATCAGCACCAACTTTAATGGTAACAAAACCTGCATAACCTGTCATTGGCTTTGCAAATCTTTTGTAGGGCTTTACTAGCTGACCTACAACTCCTGCCATCTGCTGTCCTCTGTAGTTACCTTCAACAATTTGCACCTGTGACATACTGTCTCCTGTGTGTTGTTATTAAACTGTCTACCTAACCAACATAATAATATTATACAGCCTTGACTAAAAAAGTCAACAATTTTTTTTCTATAAAGTTATATCATCTAGCCCTGCAACACGCAATTTTATAACGTTGTTTATTTGAAATTGCTTGCTTTCCAGTGCTTTGATAATTCCCATAAATTTATTTCTAGTTAAACTGAGCTCATTTATCAAGTGCTGGAGATCTATTATTTCACTATCGCCATCTGAATATTTTTCAGCATCTCTGCTAGACAAAGCTCTGTTATAATGCTCCAAATATTTCTGGAACTTTTCAGATCTTTTTTGTCTCATTAAAATATTTAGATGCTCTAGTATAGCTTCTAGATCTTGTAATTGATTAAAACGGTAGGCTACTATTCCTGGTATTTCTCTACTTAATTTTTCTACATTTCCTTTGATTGAGCATTCTAGAACTGCAGTTTCCAGTTCTAGTTCATAATGCTCAATTGCTTCAGGTAAATGTGTTAAACTTTGTTGTACTTGTCTATACCAGTTTGACATTACTCGTCATCATTTTCTACAAGGTCATTTTCAAAATAATTTTTTATTGCAGCATCTAAATATTTGTCCTCTCCTGCTATACCATTAATTGCAAGTTCTACTTCAAATCCTGCATTTTCCCAACGCTCAATATAACTTTCTGCAAATAAAGTTAATTCTTTTTTATCAATAAATTCTTTACCCAATAAATAACACTCTATAAATAACTCAACATGTTGATCATTCATTGTCATCTGATTCAATCCTTTCATCTAGATTTGATTCTGTGTTATTTACCATTTCTGTAATATTTTGTGTGTTTTTCAAATCATCAATGACCGACTGTAATTTTTCTCCTGTCCATCCTTTTCTAAACTCTTTGATTTCTTCACCTGCAGGAGTAATGTATTTTAATTTATTTCCATCTTTTTGTATCTTTCCTGACTTTTCAAATAAATCTAAACATCCACTATAAGGATCTAGTCCTGTTTCATATGGTATTTTGAGTTGTACACTTTCAAAAGGTTTTGCATATCTGGTTTTCATTACTTTACATGCACTACGAATACCACTTACCTCAGAAGTTTTATTTCCATCCTCATCTTCTTTTAGTTTGAGTTTTTTCATTGCAACTACAATACTACTTGCATAGATAAAACCTTGTCCGCCTGAAATCTTGTCATCTGGATCAAACATATCTTGGCTAGCATATGTATGATTAGTTGCTACAAGTCCTACAGGATTTCCAGCAATTAAGTTTACACAATTCCTTACAAGAGCTGTAA